AAACTCCATCAAACCTTCATTGGCTTTCAAAATATCAGCTAAATTCAAAATGTACCCCCTGAAATACCACTTAAAGCAGTCAAAGTGCCTTTTACAACTTCATTTCCATCAATTACTGAATTACCTGTAATTTCTTGACTACCTTGAATTGTTTGTTGTCCAGTTTTCATACTAACAAAATTAGGACTTTGCAACCAAAGTAGCCAAGGCAAAGCAGGCTGACCAGATAATTGATCTAGAAATGGCACTCTCGGCCAGAGTATATTTCCACTAGAGCTTGAAGTAGCCATTAGTTTTCACCCATTTCTGCTTTGAGGTTGGCACTTACAATTACTGCTTTTACTGGATCGCTGATGCTAACCTCATAAATTCTGTCTCTGGCAGTACCCAATCTGCGCCAAATAGCACGATTCCTGTATTTACCCACTTTGCCAATCGTACACCAATGCTCATTGGAATAGGTAGAGCCACCATCATTTGACCATCTAAGCATAGCCTGTGGATTCTGTCCTTGATCATTTTCTAAGCCAACACCAGGCTGAAATTGAATTTGTAATTCAGCAAAATATTGCCTTTGCAAATCAGTTACCAAATGTGGGCATCTTCTAAGCCTTCTAATGGTATTCCCTGCTTCTGTATATACAGAATTGTCTAGTTGGTAGATTTGACCATTTTGATAGTCTCCAACCAAATAAACATTATTGAAAATAGCACCACAATTTGATCTATGCCTATTAAATTGCTGACCATCCCAAGAAAGCCATTTATGCCACATTTCAGAATTTAAATCAAAAACCCAAGTAATGTTGATAGTTGGAAATGTAACTACATAAAATTCATGACCATCTAGCTGATAAGTATATGCAACTGCATCAGCAATATATTGGTTCATTAGGGTTTGCTCTACTGCATGGGTACTTATTCTCTTAAAAGAATAACCTTGCATTACACCAATAATGTTTTGACCTCTTTGGTCTTGACTTACAAATGCAAATTGTTCACCAAATCTTGCAACTGAAAAAGGCGCTGCTATACCATGCTGTACAGATGTTCCTGTAACCCTTTGAAAAGGAAAGCTAATAATGCCAGGAATTACATTTCCAACATCTGTCCACATTTCAGACGTAAATTCACCAAGCAAAAATACTTGTCTGTGATCCACAATTAAAGATACCAGTGGATCAGGAGCACCATCTTTCGAACCATAATAGGCATTAGTGGATGTAACTAAACCCAAGTCTGTGGCCGCCCACAACTGTGTACCAGGTTGATTGTAAATAATATAATTATCTACAACATCACAGACGTTTGCCCCCTGCCACGGCCCATCTGTGCTTGGCAAAGTATTAAATGAGTTTGTACTTGCAACCCAATAATATCTATTTGCACCATCAACAATATAAGCATTTAAACCTGTATTGCTCATTATGTTATCTGTAATAGATACATATCCAGTTGATGTAGATAATGTACCTATTTGTGTAGAAATATATGAACTTCCATAAATAACAGAATAGACAATGTTGCCTACTACTACAATTAAATATTTACCACCAGAAAGAGTCCTCATTCCTCTAACTGGAGCATTATTGAGCTGTAATATGCTTGTTAAGCCTGGGGTTGGATATAAAGCAACCACACCTCTACTTCCAGGAGGCTTTAAAGGATCAATTTCAGGATAGAAATTAATGCACTCTTGAGCTTCCTGATAAATAGAGGCCGCTTCATAAGAGGGGCCGACAAAACCAAAATCACTCATCTAAAGAAACCTCCGCTAAGTATCCAACCTGCATCTTTTTGTCTTCCAACTAAAAGTGAGTCTGCATAAGTGGAAACAATAGCTGGATTCATGTTTGTTCTCTTTACTGTTGACTTTCCTTGTGCGGCAAACTTCATAATCATTTGAATTTGTGTGGGAGAGGCTTTGCCATACATAGGCATTAATCTTTCTGCCAAGCACCACCTGAGAGCCATGTTGTAGCCTTGTGGCAAATTGATATTATCAAATTGTGTGGTAAATCTTTGAAAAAGTTGATCTACAAATATGTGCATTTCACCTTGGGATGGGTTCGGCCACAGGTACACATTCCCCAAAGTCTCTGTGGGTTCATAGTACACAGCCTTCGGCCACGGCCCATTTAGTGTCTTCAGACCAATCATCTGATACTGTTCTACATTCAACACAGAAACAGGATAATCCAAACCACCATTTGTTATAGGTTGACCATTTGAATAAGTATTAATTCTCACAAAAGCAGAATTAAACCTCAAAGGTCTTTGATAATAAGAATTAATAGTTTCACTTGTTATAGGACTTGTATAAGTCTTATTAAGCAAATAAGTGCCTGCCTCATTTACATTGTTTCCTGCTCCTGTGAGCATTTGAACAATAGTTGTACCTGATGTAATGCCAGTTCCATTAAGAGTTTGACCAAGAGAAATACCACCAGACTGGATAGAAGTAATAGTGAGCACATTACCAGTAATACTTCCAGTAAAGATAGCACCAATTTGACCACCTGGGCCGATGGTGTACTGAGTTTGTCCAGAAACAACAGGAAATATGATTTCATTTTTATAAAACACCATCATATCTTCATTAGACCATTGGTCTAACATATCTTGGAGCATATCAAAAGCATCTTGAGATGCTTCAGCAGTTGGGACTTCACCCGCCTCTAATGCTCCAATATCTTTTAATGCTCTACTGATAATATCTAATGGTGTTGTCATTTTTAGCAATCCACAGAGCCAACATATTCAGGCAACAACTTAATGTATTCGTAAGCCTGTGCAATAAAGTTTTTTGAGCCATCTGCAACTGAAGGTGTAAACGCAAAAGTTTCTTCACGATAAACTCGATTTTTTTCTGAATTCATCACATCCATTTTGATGTACATTTGTGCTTTGTCGCCAACCAGACGGCTGACTCTGCAATAGCAATCTGTCAATGTTGAAATTTGACCAAAATTGTTTTCTGCGCTGATGCTGATTTTAAGTGCCATGATTTTTTCCTTTACAAAATTGTGATTTGAGAATTACCAATACCGCCACCAATAACTTGAATTCCAATCCTTGCTGTTTCACTTGTTGATGCAGAAGTTGTTGTTCTAATGGTCAACAATGCTCCAGATAAAACAAATGAAAGGCTCATATTTGTGCCAGTAATGTTGGTAATGTTTTGTTCAACCAAAGTGCCTGATCCATTTTCATTGATTAGGCTTTCACGAGTAGCACAACGTGCGCCACTAGTATTTGATGCGTAATTTGCAACTACTTTAACTGTGGCCGCTTTGCCTGTAAATGAACCAAAATCAATCGTATACCAATCTGTTGATGAAACTGCTGAAACTGTTTTTACACCAGTATTTCCCCAAGTTGCATATTTTGAAACATAGTTGCCAATTACAGATGATCCACCAGAAAAATCAAGCATTGGCTTGGCTGTTGCTTGATTGGTAAAAGGTGAAAGCACACCAGCACCACGACCCATTGCAACTGCACTTATGTACATCGTAAATGGTGTGGCTGAAGTAAATTGCAACTTTCCTCCAGTCATCCCAGTTGACATAACCCATCCATTATTCAAACGAAAATCATTGTTTGAGCCATAAAGATCGGTTGAAGTGCCAGGAGATGAAACAACAATTGCTGGGCTACCAGAAATTATTTTATAAATAACTGCGTAAGACAGTGGAGTGTAGTTATTTGCATTGTCTGAAACAGAGTTTGTAACACCACAAACAGCAAAAGTGCCACCAGTTGCAAATTGAACAGCTTTTCCAAGACCAGTTGGTTCAGTGCTATCAGAAACAATTGATGCAGTCATATTGCTCTGATACAGACAAGAGGGATAGCCACTTTCATTCAAAACAGACCAATCACCACCCAATAGCACATTGCCACTTGGGTACAACTGAGGGGCATTACGGGCTTCACCAGCAAGTGGTGCTGGTTCTCCTGAATATGGAATATTGAAGCCAATTTGACCACCACCCATTGTGTTGCCACTTTGACCAGAAAAGTGTGCGTTTTCAATTTGCCATGAATCTCCATAAACTCCACGAACAGCAGATTCATTGTAAAGACCAATAATGTGGTTAATGCCTCCAGATGTAACGCCATTACCAAGGCTGTCACCAATCACCATTGCATAAATATTGCTATCTGGAGCTGTAATACCATTGCCTGTATCGCAAAACACTTCAGAAGACAATATTTGGTTCATTTGAAAACTTTGAATTGGATAAGATCCTACAGTCCATCCAACATATCCAGTATTTTTAACCCACCAATTTCCCCATCTACATTCTGTCCAAGTGTTCAAATTGACAGTTCCATAACGCTGGTCACAAATTACATTACCCAATGAACAATTGGTCAATGTGTTAAAGTAAAACCCAACAAAATTTCCCGCAGGTGGATAATCACCACCAAACCAAGATGTACCACTAACTGTCACACCTGTATAAGCCGTGTACCATGATGAAAAACGACAATCACCAGTAATTCTGAAACTGGTTACTTCACATTGTTTTCCAAGAAAATATGGTGCGCTTGGAGCACCAAATGTTGTATCACCAATAATGTTTATGTTTTGAATGATGTTGCAGTTGTAAACGCAAAACCATTTTTTATTCAAACCATAACCAACTCCAGCTGTGGCATAAGGATCAATAATTGTATCTGGAACAACTTTGTAAGACAAAGACAAACCATCAATTGTTTTACCAGCTGCGGCGGCAAACATAGAGTTCATGGCCGCTGTGTCATTTGTTGTACCATCACCCTTTGCACCAAACATTAAGGGAGTCAAAATGGGTGAAGTCAAATCACCAATAGATGTGATTGCAGGAATGTTGTCGTAGGTGTTTAACAATGTGTCACTTGATGTTTTGACAACATATTTATACAACTGGTTTGGTGCAACCCAAATTTCACCGCTTGGCACTTTACCAGATGAATCCAACACAATTGGATTGCTTTGTGCAACTGTTCCAGAGCTATTTGTGTATGTTGCCACTTGTGTAGTTGTTCCAGCTAAATATGAATAAATCAAACCGCCAGACAAAGGCACACCATTATTGTCAAAAAATTGTTGACCAACTCCAGCAAAACATGAAAGTGCAACTGTCATTTTTTAATCCTTTTACAAAACTGTGATGCGGCTTGAAGTCATTTCATAACCTTCAACCAAAATTGCCATACGTGCTGTTTCACTTGTTCCACTAGTGGTTGTTCGAACAGTCAAGGTAGCACCAGATAAAACAAAAGACAAAGTTCCATTTGCACCATTAACAGCATTTAAATTGTTTTCTGACAATGTTGCACCACCAGTTTCAAGAACCAAACTGTTTCTATACCAAATCCTTGAACCAGTACCACCTGAAATCAAACTGAAAACAACTTCAACGCGTGCTGAATGACCAGTATAAACTCCAAAATCTATGCTATACCAGTCATAGTTGCTACCACTGCTTATTGTTTTGATATTAGTGTTGTAATACAGAAGCGAATTGGCAACAGGCAAAACACCTGACACATCAGTAGCTAATGCAACTTGAGAAAACGAAACAGTTATTCCATCAGTTCGCAAAACACGATTAGCAGTTGTGCCTGAAGTCCAAGATGGAGCACCACTAGAATTGGTAATCAATGTTGATGTGTTGGCAGTTGTAATTGAAGACAACGTGTTGGCTGTAGTTGTGTAAAGCAATGTGTTTGTGCCTCCAAAGGCAGTTACACCAGTTCCACCATAACCAGTTCCAATTGTGCTCCCAGCCCATGCTCCTGCATAACTTGTTGCAGTCAAAGTACCTGTGCTTGGTACAAAACTTAATTTAGTGCTAGATGTTGTCTGAGGTAAATTACCAGTTGTTGCACTAACAATAGTTGGATACCAAGTAGCAGATGAACTTGTATTATCTGTAATTGCTGTGTTTGTGGCATTTGTTGCTGTTCCAACAGATAAAGTAGATTGAGCTACCCAAGTTGGAGCAGAACCATTAGACTGCAAAACATATCCACTTGTTCCAATACCTAATTTAGATAATGCTGTGCCAGATGAATAATAAGGCAAATCTCCTGCTGTATAGCTAGTTAATCCTGTTCCTCCAGCAGTTGTGGGAGTTGTCTTCCAACCAATTACTTGGATTGCAGAACTATTATCTTTATAAAATAGTTTTCCATCTGTATAGTTAATAGCTAATTCACCACTTGCCAAATTACTAGCAGATGGAGCATTAGTGGTTGTCCCACTGTTGTACAGTATTATTGGAGTGTAATTGGTTTGTGCCATTTTTAAATATTAGGTGTAAAAACTTGAGGCATCCAAGGAGGAATTACAGCTTGCTTTTCCAAAGATTTTAACTGTTCTTGTAGCCTTGAGGTAATAATATTTACCCCATCCTTCATGGTTTCAGCTTCAATCCAATTAGCCACCATTTGTTCAGTAATTTGTTCAAAAGGCACTTTAATTTCTGGATTCTGAAACCACCAATTGCCCTCAGTTTCTACTTTTTTGTCATCTTCAGTAGCAGTCACAAAATATTTGGCATGAGTAATTAGCCCATTTTCAGCAGAAATTTCTGATATTTTCCAAGTGATTTCCATTAGAAAGCACCTCCATTAAGTCCATTTGTAATACATCCAGTGCTTGGATAATAGGTTAATTTGGTTGAACTGGTGTACTCAGTTGACAAATTTCCACTGGTTTGGTTAGCAAAAAGCAAGTATCTTGTGCCTGCTGTGGTTGTGTCATCAGTCACAGTTGCATAAGCAGTTGGGGTTGTCCAGCTAGGTGCAGATGCTCCATTGCTGGTTAAAACCTGTCCAGTTGTGCCATTTGCCAAGAAAGCAGTTGTTCCAGCTCCAGACTGATAGGGTATATTGCTTGCCACTCCTCCAGCCAAATTAGTAGCAGTTCCAACTGCCAAACTAGATTGAGCTGTGTATTGAGGAGCAGATGCCCCAGCAGTTAAAACATATCCTGAAGTACCAAGGCTCAAAAAGCTAGTAGCTCCTGAACCAGTTTGGTAAGGAATTGCCCCTGCTGTGCCACTAGCAATATTTGTGGCAGTTCCAACTGTTAAGCTAGAAGTGGCAACCCAAATAGGAGCAGAAACTGCACCCAAAGTCATAAGTAATGAGCCAGATGTCCCAGGACTTAAATAGGATGTAGTGGCTGACCCAGACTGATAAGGCAGTGAATACTGAGTTGTTCCAGCCAAGTTAGTGGCTGTTGTGGCTGTGTTGGCATTGCCTGTGGTGTTTTGGTTGAAAGTCGGCCAAGTGAATGTCCCTGTTGAGAAATTCCCAGACTGAGGAGTGCCTAGTATTGGGGTCACAAAAGTAGGTGATGTAGCTAGTGCTACAACTGTCCCAGAACCTGTAGTTGAATAACTTGTACCCCAAGCACTACCAGTTGAATTAGGGATGCCTGCACCTGGATAAACCATTGTGCTAGAGGCATTTATTGTGATTGCACTTGAGCCATTGTAGGTAGTGCCAGAGCTAAAAGTAATGTTAGTTCCAGCAGTCAAATTAGCTAAATTAGAACCAAGTGCAATTCCTGAAATTGTGGAATTTGTGAGTCCAGAATTAGGGATGGTTGCATTAATTTGGCTAGGTGCAATACTAATTGTTGTATTGGTTACAGATGAAACCTGACCAGATGCATTTGTAACAAATACTGGAACACTAGAGGCAGAGCCATAAGTGCCTGCTGTGCCTACTGGAGTAATGCTAAAAGTGTATGCACTTAGAGTTAAGCCTGTGCCTGCAAAGTAGGAGGTCGCATTAGCTAACTGACTCCAAGTTACAGGAGTTGTCCCCAATGTTCCACCACTAGAGATAGTACAAACCCAGCCAGAATTTTGCTGAGTTGTGCCATTCATAATAAATGTAAAAGCTGAAATTAAGCTATTCCAAGTGTTAGCATCACTTGATCTAGCCCATGCTCCTGAAGATGCTACATAAATGCCATTTTGTGATGATGTGCTTTGGTTTTTGACCAAAACTCTATCATTTGCCAAAGTGGTATAGCCATCAATGGTCTGCAACCCAGATAATGTAATATTTACTGTGGTTGCAACTGCACATTCAGCCTTAATTGCATATCCTTGAACAAACATATCCACATAGTTTTTATTAACTAGGTCTGTAGGATTGCTTGGAGTTGTGCTAATTGATCCTGTTGTGGTGCTGATATTGGTAAAAGCACCTGAAGATGGTGTAACTAGCCCAATAGAGGAACTATTTATTGTGCTATTTGTGATTGTCAAACCACTTTGAACTGGGTTCAAAGTAGCATAAAAAGGCTGTCCTTGCCCTATAAAAGTATTAAAACTACCATCTAAATTGAAATATGCCTGAACTGGCAGGATATTTTGGTCAGATGTTAGGGCAGGAGCACTCATAATTAATATGCAGTGCAAGTCATAACAATTACATCACCAGCAGACATATTTGTTGCAAGTCCAGTGGTAATACCATAGCCAGTCATTGTGACTGATGTGGTACTACTAGCTGTTTGTTGCAAAAATATGCCTGAACCATTGGTAACATCATTAGCTATACACATCCAGCCATTTGGAGCTGGAGGTAGTGTAAGTGTCCCAGATGCCGCCCCTCCTGAACCCACAGTCACAGCAAAACAATTTGGACTAACACCCTTAATTGTGGGTGAAGTACCAAATCCACTTGCTATAACTGGCTGAGTAGAGAAAGTAGTAACAGGAACAGTGTTAGTTGTATTTGTAAAAGCTACTTGGTTTGTCATGATTGATCTGCCACAGGCATTACATATAAAGTATTTGCTGTTCCAACTGCACTCAAATTAAATCCATTAGCAGGCACTGCAATCACAGTAGGCTGAGACATGGAAATACCAAGCACAAATGATGTGCTAGTGTTTCCTGCTGTAGGCAATACTGCTGGTGTAGGTGTAATGCTAGTAGGATTTAAAGGAGCAATTGAAATAGCAATAGGTGTAGAGCCAGTATTCAAAAATGCACAATAGTTAATTTGGTCATTGCCAACTGGGACAATGCTTAAAGAACTACTTGCAGTTGTTGTTACTGCCACAGCATAGGTTTG